ATTCCAGTAGCTTCTAAAGTGCCAATAGGCATTTTAAATTCTGTTAACATGTTTCTGATACATTCTTCTGCAGGAATATTGTTAAACTGAAATATGTCGGCTATTCTTGAAATATAAAATCCTGGATCAAGGGCATTGAATTTCGGAGAATTTTTATTTATCTGAACTTTTGGTATAATTCCTTGAAATATTAATGTGTCTTGGTTATCATACAGTTCGATAAAACATGCTCCTGCTTCCAAATCTATTGGAGAAAATGGAAGCTCTTCCCTGTAATTATAAGCAAGTTCAAAATCCATTTGAGCTGTTATATTATCTATATTACTGCTCAATTGTATGTTATCTTTGACTAAACTTGAAATATCATATCTTTTCTGTTCTGGAGTTGTTATTATCACTTTCATTTATTCCACCTTATAATATAGTTTTTCTTCTAAAGCATCTGCTTCTTTGATTTCTTCAAATTCATGAAATTCTTCAAATTCTATATCAAAATTTAAAGCTCCCATATTGTCAAATTCTGCATCAAATCTATTAACAGTAGCTAAAAAATTTAAATCTACGGGATTTATAAGCGAAGATATGGAACTTTTTCCAAATTTTCCAGTCAAAATAAATCTGATAGGTTTATCACTCATTTCTAGACTTTTAAACAACAAAAAAGTTGTGAAAGGATCCAGCAAATGATGCGAGGCAAAATTATATTTTTGTTCTGGAATAAATGAACTGAAAGATAACGCCTGTAAAGTATTTTTATTTTTCAGTTTCAGTATTCCAGATACAGTTTCTATTTTTTCCCATGATCCTACACTTTTAAATTTTATTTCAGCAGGAGAAACGGGAAATAAATAGTATTCTTTTAAAGTAGTCAAATACTTGTCAGCATATGCATATAAATTAGATGGTTTTAGTAATTCAAGACCACTATTTGCTTTAGCTGTTGCATTATTAAGCATATCCTGTGCTTTTCCTAAAAATTTTGTATCATTCATTTTTTTTTGAAGAAAATCAAGGGTATTAAAACTATTACTTCCTAAAAATTTTAAATTTTTGTAGTCTATAGATTCTTCAAATTTTATGAAAATCTTTATATCTAAGTTAAACATTTTTATCCTTTCTCTATTGCAGCCTTTATCCTTGCTATAACTTCATCAGGAGTAAGGCCATGTACATTAAGAACTAAGTTTCTATTCTTTATAGCATTTGCAACAGCATCCAGTTTTTGACTGATAATATTTTTCATTGCAGTTATCTCAGCTTTTAAAGCAGGAAATTCAGACTTTATCTCAGATAGCTTGTTATTTCTTGTCTGATCAGCAGGATTATTTTGTATAGAGTTACCTATTCCTTGTAAATCTGCTGATAAATTCTTAGTGTCAAATTCAACTTTTTGAGGTGGTAAATTCTGAGGTTGAGCTGTTGTAATAGGAGGCATGTCTCCTGGTTTAAAATTGACTGTTGTATCAATAGTTTCTTTTTTATTTACTTCGATATTTGCAGTTGCTCCTTTTTCAGCTGATTTTCCTAAATCCTGTAGTTCTTTGTTGACATTTTTAATAGCATTCTTGCTTTCTTCAGCATCCTTTTTATTAAATAACTTTTTAAAAAATCCACCCACAGAATTAATTGCTTGCCCTAAAAGTCCAAAGAGTTCTACTAATCCTCTTACTGCCCATCCCAGTACTGCTCCTAATAGTTGTGCTAAAAAATTAATAATAGGAGCTATAAAGTTATATACACTAGAAATAATCTGTCCTATTGTTGTAAATGCCTGTGAAATATTGCTTGCTAATTGCTTACTATGTCCTCCTGCTAATCCACTATATTGCAAGAATGCAGAAGCAAATCCTGCAATTGCACTGACTACTATATTAAATATACCAGTAATTTCAAGAAAAGCTTCTACAATAGCTCCTCCTAATATTACTAAAATATTAGATACACCTTCAAAAATTGTTTTAAACTGCTCTCCATTTGCCATGAAATTCTGAAATACACTCATTAATGCTCCACCAATAATACTACCTAGTTGTATTAATGCAGGCATTAATATAGAGCCTACAGTCGCTCCAATTTCAGATAATAGCCTCACAAATTCTAAAAACATTTGACTTTGAAAAGCAGCTCCCATCTGGTCTAAGTATGGAAAGATTCCAAGAAAAGCATTACCAATTTTTTCAATAGTAGGAGCCATTGAGTCTCCAAGTCTTATCATCCTCGTTGTCATTCTTGTTGTCAGCTTATCCCATGTCGCACCAATTCCTTGATTCATTGTATTAAAAGCATTATCAGTTGCTCCAGCTGAATTCCTCATTGCTTCAAGATCTTCGGCAAATCCTTTAGCTCCTTCTCCTGTAAGTGATAGAGCAACCTGTGCTGCATCGACGCTTCCAAATAGTTCATTTATTCCTTTTCCAGATTTTCTTGCTCTTTCGTCTAAAATTTTTAAAGCCCCTTGAAGATCTCCACCTTTTGCAATAAAGTCTTTAAAAGATCCTCCAGTAGCTTTCTGAAATTCCTTTGAAACTTTAGAACTTCCTTGAGATAATTCTGAAAAAGCCGCCTTTAACTGTGTCATTGCAACTTCTGTAGGAGTTCCTTTTGCAGTCATACTTGCCAATGCAGCAGTAACATCACTAAACTGTACTCCTAAACTGGCGGCCAGAGGACCAACTTTAGAGATACTTCCTGCCATTTCTCCAAATGTAGTTTTTCCTTCCTTAACAGCAGTAAACATCAAATCACTGGCCTGTGCTGCAGTTATATTTTTTTCTCCCCAGGCATTTACAACAGAAGATAGTCCATCAACAGCTGTAGATACATCAGAAACTCCTGCTACAGCACCTTTTTGAGCAGTTTCCAAAAAAGTCATGACATTATCTTGAGATACTCCTGCAGATAATGCTTGGTACAATGCTGGGACTGTCTTTTCAGGCAATACTCCAAATTTATCTGATAAATCTAAAATATCATTTTTAAGTTTAGCCATTTCTGGTTGAGTAATATTTGGAAGCATTGTAAATACTTCATTCATATTTTTTTGAAAACCAACAGTAGTAGTTATAGCATCTTTTCCAAAATCAAATACAGCTTTACCTACTTTTTTTACAGCAGTAATAGCAAGATCAGCCTTAAAAAAATCACCGAACATTGATGTTTTTTTCTTAGCATTATCTGCTTCATCAGAGAGCTTTTTTAACCCTTTTTTTCCTTTTTCTCCAGCATTCTCAGCGGAATTTCCCATGTCGTCAAATTCTTTTCCAGTTCTATCTGCACTTTTACCAGATTTTTCAGTTTCTTTTTCCATTCCCTGCATTTTATTCTTTGTTTTTTCTAATTTTTGTCCAGTTTCTGATAATACTTTCGCTGCCTGATTAAAACTTTCCTTGAATTTTTCATTTTTTTCTCCAGATTTTTCAGTAGTTTCACTTAAATCTTTTATTTTATCAGCCAGGGAGCTTAATTTTGAAATTGCATCTTTCAAGTCAACCTGAACTTCCATTGCCATATAGCTATCACTGGCCATTTTTTCCCTTTCCCTGAAAAAATAAAGGCTCAAACTCCATGTTTGAACCTTTTATAAACTCAAGATTTCTCTAAGAGCTTTATTTTCAGATTTTTCTTCTTTTTCTAATTCCATTGCTGCTATGTAATAATCCCAAAGTTCCTCTTTCAGATATTCAAAATCCTTTGGAGTCCATCCTTTTTGAATATAATGAATTATTGCACTTAGCTTTTTGTCTTTATTTTCTTTGACTTTTTTTTTATTTCTGTAACTGCTGTATTTTCTGACATTTCATATAATTTATGTAATCTTTTCACAGTTATTGCAAAAATTTCAAGTATTTCTTTTGGTTGGAAGAATTTGTTTAAAATTTCATTTCTGCTCTGAACTTCAAATTGAGCCATGAGTTCTGTTGATTCTTCAGCAAAATTTGGTTCAATGAATAAATCAAAAACAAAATTTCCAATTACAATTAATGCTTTTTCCATATTTTCTGCAAAAACTTTGTCTATTATTTCTTTTTCAAATTTTTTAATTCCGAGAGCTTTAAAAAGTTCAATTAAAGCTTCTCTTTCCGGAACTTTTAATTTAAAATTTTCTGAATAGCCTTCTATTTTTATTTCAATCAGCTGTTCACTTTCTTTTTCCTTTAATACAGCTTCTCTTTCAGCTAATAATTTTTTTAAATCCATAGATTATACCCTTTCCACCAGTTGTAAATTTTTAGCTATAAATCCAAATTTCATTTCTTCTGTAATTTCTTCACCTGATTTAGCTGAAAATTCAAAACCATCGCTATTCCAACATTGTGTAATCCTTATTGCTTCAGCCCCTGCTGCATCAGGATCATTTACTTCTAAATAAAGTTCAAAATATACTTCCTGTCCTTTAGCTATTTTCATAAAATCTTTTGTCCAGTTTGAATTTAGCTTATATCTTTTTAAAGTCCCTTCTCCTGAAGCTCCTACTATCTTCTTCCCTTTTTGCCCACCAGGAAGATCGATATCTTTTCTGTCAATTTTTATTTCTGCTTTCCATTCAAACACTTCAGCTACTACTTTTCCATTCATCATGCAAGTTCCATAAGATCCTGACATGACCTCATGAGCCTTAAATAAATCTATATCTGCCATTTGTCATTACCTCCTAACTTCTCATTATAGCTTTCCCATAGAAGTCTTCCATTGCATCTACAGGCATAAGTTCTTCACATTTTACATAAACCCTGTCAATTGTATTTATTCTTCTTATCTCAGAAATACTTATCTTGTCCACTTCTTCTCTTGTCATGTTTCTTTCCACCATTAAAATTCTTTTATGTTCAGAAATATCTATATCAAAAGTATTTGAGTAATTCGAATCAAGAACACCTTGCTCCA